TTCGGGTTGGTATCCCTGTACTGATGAGGATAGCGTAGCATACGGTGCATCTGGTTGATGTCCGAGGTCGATCCATCAGCATTCTTCTTGTAAGAGAAGTTCCAGTTCTCGCGCTTGGCGCGGGCCAGGGTTTCCAATACAAAACGGGGGCACTTGCGAAACTGCCCACGTATGAAGTGATAGGATTTTCCATTGATTGATACTGTCACAAGGCGCGTCGAGTCATTCAGGTTCTGAGTTTCCAGAACCATAACCTCTACGGTCTCGCACATGAAGGCCAAGTCACGGGTATAGCTCTTGGTGGCTTCGTTGTCTTGCATAACGATAGGCGTCTGTACACCATCATCTTCGTGGACAGATTCGTCCAAGGCTTTCTTCGACTCGCCGCTATCGGATTGCTTTTGAGTTATTGCCATAATAGTTAAAAGGGGGGCCGAAGCCCCCTCCTCCGGTGGTGTGTTTTAGCCCCAGGCTTCCCAGACGACATCATCATCGTCAGTTTCCAGACCAGCAGTCGCTACGACAACGTCGAAGCTCTTATCGTCAGCACCAACTGTGATGCCGACATCTGCGTAGGTCATGGTTCCCGCTGCGACGGACAAAAGTCCCTCGGCATTGAGAGTACCAAGAGCCGCATCAACAAACAATACAGCCTCGACACGATCAGTCAGGTTGACTACTCGTATCTTCTTGGGGGTGAAGCCCAGAGTGATGGTGAAGTCGCCTGCCGTCCGAACCCCTGTACGGGACCCGGTAGCAAACTGACCGCCATCAGCTGGGTAGTTAGCTTGTGCACTTGCAAGAGTCATAGTTTACTCCGTAATGTTGGTGATAGCGCCAACGCAGTCTGTGCTAGTTGCACCGTCTGCGTCAACCTCTGCTGCCACCGCTGCCAGATCAGCTCTCATGCCTTCCATCCAGCGGAGAAACATCTCCGCTTGAGGGGCACTCAAGGAGTCTTGCAGTTCGGTGGCGATTTCTCTAGTAGATTCCGACATAAGGATTACTCCTCAGTTCCGACGAATGCTACCGCCATCCAAGCATCGTTCAGCACGGCTTGCGCCTGCCAGGAGATACCACCAACATATCCGCGCTGACCCAGGGGATCAGACTTGGACTTGGTAGACGGAGGAATGTGGCTCGCATCCAGCGCATTCTTACCGCGCAGCCCGACCTGGCCAAAGGCGTCACCACCGGCCTTGCCTCGACCGAGACAGATCAGCGGATAAACGTCGATGTTAGTCGCGTCATCAGCCTTTGGCGTGGTAGAAGGTACCCACGAAGCGATTATTGTACCAGCACCTATCTGATAAGTCAGGATAGGGTTGATGATGATACGGAAGCGACCCAGTGCACCGATCTCGTAATCGGGATCAAGCAGCTGGACATTGTTACCATAGTCGGCAACCTTCACAAAGCCGACGATGTTTTCGAAAGTCTTCTCCATGTCAGTATGGCAGTAGACAGGCCAGGAGGCTTGCACAGACTGCGTACCGTAGTTGGGACCAGACTTGAGAGTCTTGTTGATGGTGATACCATGCGCGCCGAGAATGGAACGCGAGATGTCCTGGAACATCGACTTGGTAGGCGGTCCATTGACAGTTCCAATGGAGTTACCTGTGCCACCAAAGAACTGATTAGTACAGCCCTTCATTTCACCGTAGACCATCATCTCCCGAGACAGTACAATACGGGCAGCACACTGATCTTCCATCTCAGGAGGAACAGTCATGCCTTCTTCATGCACATTACGGAACTTGTCGGTGTAGGAGTACAGACAACCGATTTGCTGCAGAGTCGTCGACAGCGTAGTCCATGCAATGGAGTCTGCAGTCGGCGTTACACCTTCCTGTACGAGGTGTGTGTTAATGAACGCGGTGTCACCGCCAGCAGCAATCCACTGGTTGTCTACACCACCGAAGGGGAGAAAACGTTTCCACTCGATCAGCTCGGAAGAATTCTGGGGAATTTCCTCCATAGCGCCGACCTTAGTCAACATTTCCTGCGCCTGTGCTTTTGCAAGGATACGACCTTTAAACTTCTCGTGCTGGCCTACCTGCGTTGTATATGCTTGTCCTGGCATTATCGTTTGACCTCTTCAAATGCTTCATCGAATCCCGCGGCGAAAGCTTCATCGGCTGATGGAGCCTTGGGCGTTGGGGGTATCCTGGATCGGCTGGAGGGCACTTGCCCATTCTGCAGCCGCTGAGTTTGCTTGCCAGCTTTTTCAGCTCGTTCCTCATTCAGTTTTGACTCCCACTTCTCGAAAGAGCGCAAGGCTTGCACATAAGGCGCACCGAACGTCAAAAGAGATTGTTGAGTCTGATAACCCTGCTTGGAGTACCAGCCCATAAAGTCTTCGTGCCTTTGACCTGAAGGCTCGAATCTCCCATCTTTCACAGGTGGAACTATATCTGCGATCACTTCGGGAGAATAAGCTGACAACACTAACTGTTGACCCATCCACTCCTGCATCTCGGTCCTGATAGGATCAATGTGCGGGCGGAGTGTGGTTTCATCCAGCGGTGAAGTCTGAAATGCGTCCTGCAATAATGGCCCGAGAACTTCTGCAAGTTTCGGGTCGTAGGCTTCAAGTCCTTTATGAAGCTTGTCAAGGTCGAAAGACGATTGAGTCGGTAGACCTTTTTCATAGGTAGTAAAACGCTCGTTCAATTCGCTCAGGTTGCCCTGGAAGCGAGACTCCATAGCGTTCAAGTTGTCTGGCATGTCACGAGCACCTGTTAGGATACCCAGTGCAGCTTCTTCGTCGAAGTCTCCAATAAACATTGGGGGCGGATCATCGTCACCACCTTCTCCACCAGGAGGGAGATCGCCCTCACCTGGGTTTAACAGGGTGGAGTCGAGAATTCCTGTGTCAATTTCGTTACCTTCTGCGTCAATCGGGGGCATTGTTCAGTTCCTCTTCAATTTGTTTCCTTAGCGCCAAGCAGGTTAGCCGTTGTCCTCTAGCTAACTCTGTCTTGACAGCATCCAGACCGGGTTTGGCTGTCTGCTCTGATAAGATAATAGCATATCCTTCCAAGTATTGCAAAAGCTTTATTGGGTCAATATACTTCCCCTCCATAGGAGCGTAGATAAACGCATCTTTCAGAGTGGTCGGCGGTAGTGAGATCGTTTCACTCATCCAGCTTGTCCTCCTTCAAGGACCTCCAGCGCAGCCCCGACCTCTTCAGGAGAAGGTTGTCCTCCTATAGGCTGTGCTGGAGATGGTAAGGCGGGCGCAACAGACTGGTCTGCAGGTAAGGCCTGCTCACCTTGCCGTGTACTTTGCACAAGCTGCACAGCTTTTAGTAGATCGTCCAGCTGTTGTGCCCGTTCGCTCTGCTGATTTGTGAAGTCGTCCTGCATAGCTTTCAAAGCTGTACGCATATCTTCGGACTCACGCTTCATTTCAGCAATTCTTACATCGGCAGCGGCTTCAATCTGCGCTACCTGGAGCTTAACATCAGGCTCCTTCTCAGCTGCTTCCAACTGTTCGCGTTCTTTGTCGGTCATTGCAAGCTGTTCAAAGTTCATCTGGAAGCCTTCGAGGTAGAGTTTCATCCACTTCGATGGCGACAGGCCGTATATGGGCTGGACTGCTTTGTCCCCGATCTGGAGCAAGGCTTGTTGTTGCAGTTCCCGTATGATGAGGGAGGACGAACCGAGCGGCTCGATCACTGCATCACCCTGAACTTCGGGAGGTCCATACTCCTGGGCCCACTCATAAAACGCGGTGATCTGCGGTGTGCAGGTTCCGTTGTCCCATTCCTTGACTACCTGACGTAGGACAGTCGTTGCGTTGTTCATGAGCTGCTGGGAAATCCCTACAGCCTCGGTTACGGCCTTGCCCTGTAGCAGGAGGGACAGTCCGGTTGTGTCCTCAGTCATCTTGAGCCAGAAGTTAATGACCGGCATGATCTCGTTCAGGTAGTTTTGGAACTCCAAGAACGTCAGAGCATTCTTTGCTTCTGCCACAGCATCGACACCAGGCAAAGGACTCT